CCAGGAATATTTTTACTGATACCAGCACCGCAGCGTTCGGAGTGAGCCATCTTACCGAATACGCGACCATCTGGACTATAAATGCCTTCGATAGCAGCTACAGATTGGTTTGGATTGAAGCGGCTATCCATGGAAGCAATACCATCAAAGTCTACATATTGTGTAGCAATTTGACCAGTTTTATTGAATTCCAATACTTGTTGAGGGGAAGCGATGAAGCGACCTTCGCCGTGAGAAATTGGCACAGTGTAAATTTCGCCTGCTTTAGCATCACTCATCCAAGGGGATTTAGTAGAAATAACTTTAGTGTTAACCATACGAGATAAGTGACGACCGATTGTGTTGTATGTCAATGTAGGATGATCAGCGGTTAATGTTTCGATATGACCACCTGGCAACAAGCCTAATTTGATAAGGGCTTGGAAACCATTACAAATACCAAGTACAAGGCCATCTTGTTTGTACAAGAGGTTTTCTAAACCTTCTGCAAGGTATGGATTGCGGAAGAGGGTAGCCATGAATTTGCCAGAACCATCTGGTTCATCACCAGCACTGAAGCCACCAGGGAACATAAGAATTTGGGATTCAGCTAATTTTGTTTTAATTACATCGATAGATTCTTTTAATTGTTCTGGTGTTTGATTGCGAATGATTACGATATCTGTTTCTGCCCCAGCACGTTCAAAGGCACGAGCAGAGTCAAATTCGCAGTTTGTACCAGGGAATACAGGGATGAGCACTTTAGGTTTAGCCCCTAAGGATGCGCTGCGAGGTTTAGCATGTTGATCGTGGATGTATGCTACCGCTTCACCAACACCATTTGGCGCACGCATAGGGAAGATATCATTTAATGGAGCTTCATAAGCTGCTTGAATTTCCTTAAGGGACACAGATTGATCGGCCCATTCAATAACAGGATTTGCTTGTGTTACACCTATTACTTTAAGACCTGGTAATTCTAAGAGATAGTTAACCGCTTTAATATCTACCTCTACGATAAATGCACCAAGAGCTGGTTGGAAGATAGCACGTTCCGCATATTTATCGAATTTAACACCAATGTTGTTGCCGAGCGCCATTTTGGTAACTGCTTCAGGAATGCCACCTTGGTCAACGACATAAGCGGAGTAAACGCGACCTTTTTCAATTTGTTCTTGTAAAACTTCACAGTTTTCTTTAAATCGATCCCAATCAGGAGTGTCATCGTACATACGAGGTACATCGAAGAATACAAGGCGATGATCTACACCTTTAAGGTCTTGGCTTACAATGTTATCTACATGGGCTGTACCAACTGCAAAGGATACGAGGGTAGGAGGAACTGTAAGGTCCATAAAAGTACCGCTCATAGAATCTTTGCCACCAATAGCGCCGATTTCAAGTTCTTTTTGAGCTTTATAGGCACCGAGAAGGGCTGCTACAGGCTTGCCCCAAGATTCTTTAGAATTGAGGCGTTCAAAGTATTCTTGTAATGTTAAGTATGCATCTTCACGACGACCACCAAGAGCTACTAGTTTAGCTACAGATAAAAGTACTGCATATTGTGCGCCATGGTATGGACTCCAAGCAGATAATTCTGGTACGAAGCCATGTGTCATGATGCTTGCAGTTGTAGTTTCACCGTTTAATACAGGTAATTTTGCGACCATGCCTTGAGTAGGTGTTTTTTGGAACTTGCCACCGAATGGCATGAGTACTGTATTAGCACCAACTGTACTATCAAAGCGTTCTGCTAAGCCTTGTTGAGAGGCTGTATTTAAATCGGATACGGCTGCAAGCCATTTCTCTTTGAAGTTCTCTGCACTAGAAGAACCACGTAAGAAGTAAGAACGATCCGTTGGAGCTGTTACAATAGCTTCCTGCTGTTGACTTGCACCATTTGTATTTAAGAAGTCGCGGCTGATATCTACGATTGTTTCGCCATTCCAGTTCATGATAAGGCGATTTGTATCAGTTACATCAGCTACAATTGTACATTCTAAATTTTCTTCGTCGCAGTAGGCTTTGAACGCATCTACATCAGCTGCGGCGATGACGCAAGCCATACGTTCTTGAGATTCAGAAATGGCTAGCTCTGTACCGTCAAGGCCAGCGTATTTTTTAGGAACTAAATCAAGATTGATTGTTACACCATCTGTTAATTCACCGATAGCAACGGATACACCGCCTGCACCAAAGTCATTACAACGTTTAATAAGCGTTGTTACTTCACCGCGACGGAAGAGACGTTGAATTTTACGTTCTGTAAGGGCGTTGCCTTTTTGAACCTCTGCGCCACATGTGGAAAGGGACTCTACGGTATGTTCTTTAGAGGAACCAGTAGCGCCACCACAGCCATCGCGGCCAGTTTTGCCGCCTAGTAATACTACTACATCGCCTGCGACTGGTACTTCACGACGTACTTGATTACGAGGTGCAGCGCCAATAACCGCACCGATTTCCATGCGTTTAGCCACATAACCAGGATGGTAATATTCTTTTACTTCACCTGTAGCAAGGCCGATTTGGTTGCCGTAAGAGGAGTAGCCACGAGCAGCTTCTTGGGTAATTTTCTTTTGTGGTAATTTGCCTTCTAATGTATCTTCAAGGCTAGTATGAGGGTCGCCAGCGCCTGTAACGCGCATAGCTTGGTATACATAAGCACGACCGCTCAATGGATCGCGGATACAGCCACCTAAGCACGTTGCAGCGCCACCAAATGGTTCGATTTCAGTAGGGTGGTTATGAGTTTCGTTTTTAAATAATAACAACCATTCTTCAGTTTTGCCGTTTACATCAACAGGAATAATGATTGTACATGCATTGATTTCATCGGATTCATCAAGATTTGTTAAACCGCCTGCATGACGCAATTCTTTAACTGCTAGTGTTGCCATGTCCATGAGGGAGCGAGCCTTTTTCTTAGTTGTATATAGTTCAGCACGGCCTTCCATGTATTCTTCAAGGGCTTCTTTTACTGCACCTGTGAAACGACTATCCTCAATGGTAATATCCGTTAATTCCGTCATAAATGTAGTGTGGCGGCAGTGGTCGGACCAATAGGTGTCGAAGAGGCGAATTTCTGTAATGGTAGGATTGCGGTGTTCTACTTCTGCATATTGTTGCTTAATTAATTTGAGGTCTGCCAATGTCATAGCGAGACCATAGCTATCGATGAGAGTTTCTAAATCAGCATCGCTCATGTCTGTAAAACCGTCGATTGTTGCCACTGGTTTAGGATCTTCTAATTCAAGGGCCAATGTAGTTGGTAATTCAAGACTCGCTTCGCGGGAATCTACTGGGTTAATGTAGTACGCTTTAATGGCCTCTTCTTGTTCTTTTGTGAAAGTACCTTCGATGGCGAATACACGAGCACATCGAACGATGTGGCCAGATGTAAGAGTGAGCATGGAAATACATTGCTCAGCACTGTCAGCACGTTGATCGTATTGACCTGGTACATATTCAACAGCGAAAACGAAACCTTGTGCAGCTGGGATTTCTTCTAAGACTGTATCTACAGGAGGCTCGGAGAAGATAAGGTTTTTTGCAGCCTCTAAATCTTTTGCATCTACATGTTCGATATCATAACGCTCGTAGATGGTTACCCCTGTAGCAGGCATAGATAATTCCTGTTGTAAGGTTTGTAACATGCGTTGTGCTTCTTGGTTGAAAGATTCTCGTTTTGTTACGAATAATCGTTGTATAGCCATTGTAGCCTCCTGTAATGTATATAATTCCCTGTGGGATATTGACAAATTAAGTATAGTCGGTCTAGACTTATAAGTAAAGATAATCTTACTTATGAAAAGATTAGAAATACTAATAAATATGAAAGGTTCATGAAGGTCATAAGACCTAACTTTCATGAAGATTTCTACATATTCATTATATATTGAGAGTCCATACTTATAATATAGTAAATGATATGTATATTTAAAAGTAAGACACGACTATTAGACTACTATTAGTATATAACAGAGGTGAATAAAATGGCAGTATCTGCAGATTTATATAGAACCTTTTTGGGGGTAGGCTTATATTTATCCTTTTCCCGTGCAGCCAAAGAGTTAGGCGTTTCTCAATCCGCCATCAGCCAAAGCATTAAGCAATTAGAAGGTGAACTTAATATGCCTCTTTTTGTGCGCACTACAAAATCTGTAGGGTTCACGCCAGAAGGCAAAGAATTATTTGATACAGTAGCTAAGGCATTTTCCATTCTTGATAATGGGGTAACTCAATTACAAGAACGTGTTAGCCAAGCTTATGAAAGCTTAAATCTGGCTGCTACAGACACATTATGTCGCCATTTCTTATTACCTTACTTCCATAAATGGCAATTGCAAGAAAGCGAAATCGGACTACATATCATTAATCGACCATCACCCGATTGTGTAGAATTAGTACTCAACAAAGAAGCGCAGTTAGCCGTCGTTAACGATTATGAAGGCTTGCGCGATAATCCTCAACTAGAGGTAACTACATTGGCTACAATTCAAGATGTATTTGTTGGTGGTCCTGACTATAAAGGGGCAGGCTTCTTTGATCAAGGCCGTCTTCTTAATGAGCCTATTTTGCTCTTGCATAAAGGTTCTGCGAGCCGTACATTCTTTGATGAAGTAACTCATGGCGCATGCCGTAAACCGCGCTTTGAATTAGGTAGCGTCGATGTGCTGCTTGATCTTGTAGAAATTAACATGGGGATTTCTATGTTGCCTAACCATGTAGTGCAACAAAAGATGCAAGAAGGTACAGTGGTACGTATCGATACAGATATTCCAGTGCCAACACGTGATATTGTACTTGTCCGTTCTCGTTTGGTACCTCAATCTGAAGGGGCTGCGCGCTTTACATCCTTGCTCGTTAATCGTGAAAGCACACGCGATAAGGTCTTATAATAATGAGACACACTTTATGAGAATTTTCAGAAAGTGTGTCTTTTTATATTTTAGAGTACTGTTATCTGTGCTATATTATATTGATATAAAATATAAGCTATAAAATGCTATATTTAGTGGTATTTGTTAGATGAACGGCATAAAATCGTCAAAAATAATTAACCAAAAATATTGGCAACTTTTTCGGCTGCCTTTAATCGCATATCATCTGAAAAATGAACATATGTATTTAATACTGTTTGTATACTATCACCTAATAGGGCGGATACTGTTTTAATGTCTACGCCGTTTGATAATAATTTAGTTGCGTATGTATGGCGTAGATCATGAATTGAATTATCTGGCAAGAACCTTTTCATAATTCGTGTTGCGCCCCAGCTAGCGCTAACTTTATTATTGAAAAGGCGTTCAGTGGAACATGTTTCTTTGTATTCTTTTAGAATATTGGTTAATATTGGCGGTATAGGTAGTTGCCTATAACTATTTTTAGATTTCAACGGTTTCAAGGCATATTTATTGTAATCAATCGCCCCGAATTGCTGCACTACATTAATAATATTGTTATTCAAATCGACATTTTCCCAAGTAAGGCCAATGATTTCGCCATATCTCATGCCGGTATAGGCAGCAATAGAAAATATAACATAGTATTTATAATTTTTAGGTTTTAAATCTTTTAAAAATGTTTCTATTTCTGTATCTGATAATACCTTTATTTTTGTAGGTTCATTATCCTTAAAACGTGGTATTGTTTTTAATTCGTTTGTAGGAATTATTTTATATTGGTTCGCCGCATAGTTAAATAAACGCTGAATTGTACCCAAAGCAAGGTTTTTTGTGGTAGTTGAATATAAACTATCATTCAATACCCTTTTAACTTGATACGGCGTTATATTCGCAATTTTTTCATTATGTATAGGTTTGAATATATCAAACGTGCGCTTATAAGCCTGTAGCGTATTAAATGTACGTGGTTTATTTTCCCTAATGTAAATTTCAAAAAATTCAATAAGAGTTATATTTCTAAGACTATCATCGGTTGCGGTGATAGTCTTTTTTAGTTTATCAATGATCGTTTGGGCGTGGATTTTTGCCGCTTTTTGCGTTTCAAAACCCTGTTTTGATTTCTGGCGCCAGCGGTTGCCGTCCTTGTATGAAACGATACATTGATACCCTTTATCCTTTTTTCTTATGGTTATATTGCATTGCATCATCTAATTCCTTTAATGAATAACTTGCTATGTAATGAGCGCCAACAGTTAGGGCAACTATTAAAAGTAACAAAATATATCGGTGTTCTCCCCAAGACATAAGGCCTAATATCATACCAATAATAAGGTACAGAATACTTTGATAAAAGGCTACGTTAATTGCATCTTTTTTACTCATGGTAAACCCCTTTATTTAACAATATATGCGCGAATGTATCTGCATCATGTTCTAGTTTTGTACGTAAATCAGCATCTATTTCTTTAAACAAATCATAATCCTTATGAAGGAATATATGCCCTAATTGATGCGCAAGCGCCATGCGCTGCTGCTGCCTACTTAACCGGCTATTTATAATAATAGCCTTTTTAATCTCCGGTTTAATCAATACACCGCTAACACCTACGGGCATACGTTTATAAAATACTTTAATGTTCAATCTACTTGCAATGGTGCGCGGTTCGTTTGAGCCGCACGAATTAATTAAATCTAAAACAATGTTTAACATACTAACAATTCCCCTTGAATATATTAATCGTCCAATACTGCTTTTAATACTTTTTGTAATTTCTGTTTTTGCTTTTCCGTCAATTCACGATCGCCATAATAACATACTAAAGCGCTATCCGTAATTTTCTTTAAATCAATTTTTATCTCTTTTGTTTTAATAACAGGCGTTCCCTCTACGCCGTCGGTAAAATAACTTACTGGTACACCGAAATACTCCGATATTATTTTAATATTCTTTAAACTAGGGTTACTTTCTCCTTTTCTCCAACGTGAAAATGCACTTTGTGGAATGTTGGTATCTTTTGAAATTTGATATGCTGATACTCCAGTTTTTCGCATTAATTCTTCAATTTTGTTGTATAGCATAGTGTACCTCGCTAAATATAAACAAACTGTTTAACATTTTTATAAAGTGTTTACTAGACTACTTACTAAAACGGAAGTACAATATAGCCATAAGGTACTTATGAAATCGTAAGTGTCTTGAAAATCTGATATAGCAAGTGCGGTGTCGAATACTAACACTTGCTATAACGCAAGTATACCATTTAAGAAGGTGGGGTGTAAATGATTAAAAGTGTAACAAAAAACATTTTCAAACTTATGGATAATAAAGGGGTTACCGCATACAAATTATCCAAAGAAACGGGTATTTCTGAAAGTGTTATTTCCCGTTGGCGTAGTGGCGAACAATCGCCAAGCCTTAGCAGCCTTGTAAAGGTTGCGCACTTCTTTAATTGTGGTTTATCTGAATTGATGAAAGGGGTTACGAAATGAAACTAACGTATACCGTGGAAGAAGTGGCCGAAGTTTTAGGCATTTCTAAATCATCGGTATACAACTTGCGAAACGCTGGCACAATTCACCAGCTAACAAAATTACCGGGCGTTTTGTTTTCCGTCAAAGAAATTCAAGAAATAGCCGGATTAGAAACCGAAATAAATGCGGTTAATTACCGGGCGTTAAAAAGAGAATGTGAAGAACTGGCCAAAGAAAACGCAAAACTAAAAAACAGTATAAAAAAAATCACCAGTAATGTACTGGCGATTACGGGGGAATTTGTCAATGACTAGCATTATGAAAATTGTAGGTTTTGTATTGTTGTTAGGTACGCCGGGATCATTAGAAATTGACGTACTAACATTCTATGAAGCAATGTTGCAAGGCCTATTAGGTGTAACGCTGCTATATAGTGGCATCTATATTGATAAATTAAAAAAGGCCCAATAGTAACGGCAATTACTAAAGGGCAGATGCGAAAAGTGAGTTATTAAAGCATCTTAACCGCATAATATCATATGCGCGTTAAGGTGGCAAGGTGTAAAAAATGGACTTTGACTGGCAATTAAATAAAAAACAAATAGCCGAAGTTTCGGCAATGTTCACAGAACTATGTGAAAAAATAGCAGATAAAGAAATTTCTATCGGTTTTAGCGTTAGAAAAATCGATGAAAAAGGTGAAGAAACGCTTTTTACTTATGATGTATACGCAATATATGAAGGCAAAATAATTTATATAACTATGGGAGAACATCGTTCTTTAATGGGTTCAACTATAACGAATAATGACATAGCGGAAATTATTGCGTTCTTGAAAGGGAATAAATAAAAATGAGTAGCATATATGAACTAAACAAAGACTATGCGGAACTATCCGCAATGCTTGAAGCAGCGGAAACGCCGGAAGAAATTGAAGCAATTCAAAACACATTGGAAATGCTGGATTTGTCTATCGAAGAAAAGATAGAAAATACGGCAAAATACATGATTAATGTTGAAGCTGACATACAAGGTATTAAGGCAGAAATTGATAGATTGAACAAAGTAAAAAAATCAAAAGAAAGCACTATTGAAACCTTAAAAAACAATATCGAATATTCTATGAAACAAAAAGGCATTGAAAAATTAGAAGTTGGCACCTTTAAAGCTGGTTATAGAAAATCAGAAAGTGTTGAAATTATCAACCTTGATGTAATTCCGGCGGACTTTACAAAAGTTGAAATTAAAGCCGATAAAACGGCCATTAAGAAAGCACTTAAAGCTGGCGAAATGGTGGAAGGTGCAGAAATTAAAGTAAACCAAAATTTCTATATTAAGTAGGCGGTGAAACATGGAATTTAGAACACTAAAAGCAAATGAAATAGATTGCCGTATTCAATCGCTAAACGAAAAGAACGGAAATGTAGGTGCAGTAGTGCTGCTATATAAAGATGCACGCGTTGACATGCGACTACTTGATGAAGTTGTAGGTGCATTAAATTGGAAACGCGAACATACGATCATTGGCGATAGATTATACTGCACAGTTTCAATCTTTAACGAACATACTGGCGAATGGGTTGGGAAGTCCGATGTAGGTACTGAAAGCAATACCGAAAAGGAAAAAGGCCAAGCATCTGACAGTTTTAAACGTGCATGCTTTAACTGGGGTATCGGTAGGGAATTATACTCCGCGCCATTTACCTATATAAACCTACAAAGCGGCGAATGGTACAAGGGCAAAGACGGAAAGCCTAAATCATACGCAAAATTTACAGTTAAAGAAATTGAATATGACGAAAATCGAAATATCAGTAAATTAACCATTGTCGATAGCAAGGGAAGTATTCGCTATACAATGGGCGGCAATGCAGTACCAGCGGCAGCAACTAAACCAAAAGAAACGCACGTTAAAGGATACGATGAATTTGTAGCATTGCAAAAATCTAAAAAAGTACCGCCGGCTGAAATCACCAAATATATTGCGGCTGAATTTAAAAAACCACGGCTTGCCCTTTTAGATGCATTTGAAATGGTGGCCGCCCTTGAATGGTTAAAGAATTATGGGACGGAAGAAAACAAAGGATTTACCTTATACGACAATGACGAACAAGCATTGTTGCATGAAGATGCTGGAGACCGCATTTAATGAAATGGGTAACAAAGGGTATCAATTTAATCAAGTCGATTGGCTGGAATATCTTGATACCCGCGCCGAAAGATGAAGCGTTAAATAAGTTAGATCCGGAAGCTGAATATATCGTTGAAATCAAAAAGAAAGTAAAACGCCGTTCGCTAAATGCTAACGCTTATGCATGGGTATTATGCGATAAGATAGCGCGTGAACTTTCAAAAAACGCCTATATTTCGAAAAACGATGTATATAAGCGTGTTATTCAAGAAGCTGGTACATTTACCTATCTACCAATTAAAAACGATGCTACAGGGCGATTTATTGAAATTTGGCACGGCCACGGGTTAGGCTGGTACGCCGAAGAAGCTGGGCCAGCAAAAACCGAAGGTTATACAATCGTTCGCGCCTATCACGGAAGCAGCGTATACACGGTAGATGAAATGCGGCGTTTGATTGATGCATTAATTGATGAGTGCAACCAATTAAACATACCTTTAGAAAATAATGATTATATCAACTCATTAATAGATGAATGGGGGAACAATGAACAAGCGAAAGAAACTTGATAACGTTCTATATGCCCGTACTAGAAAATGGGCGTATGAACGAGATGAGGGTTTATGCGTACTATGCGGCGCAATGGCAACGGAAGTGCATCATATAGAGTTTAGATCACACGGCGGTTTATCAAATCTAAGCAATCTGGCTTGCTTATGCCGTGATTGCCATACAAAAGCGCACGGCGTAGATGCCAAACAAATAAGGGAAGTCTTAAAAGAACGAAATAAGGGGGTTACATGGCAGAACGAAGAATGATGTCAAAATCAATCATCAAGTCCGATACATTCTTAGATATGCCGGCAACTACACAAAACCTATACTTTCATATGCTACTTGACGCGGACGATGACGGCTTTATAAATGCCCCAAAGTCAATTATGCGAATGATTGGCGCCAAAGATGATGATATGAAAGTACTTGCGGCAAAACAGTTTGTTATACCGTTTGAAAGTGGTGTTGTAGTTATTAAAGATTGGAAAATACATAACTACATTCAGAACGATAGATACAAGCCAAGCACCTTGCCGGAACGTGATTTACTCAACATTCAGAAGGATAAAACGTATACGTTAAAAAACGATGTATCCAGAATGGATACAGAATGTATACAAACTGTATCCATAGGTAAGGATAGGTTAGGTAAGGTAAGGTTAGGTAAGGATAGGATAGGTAAGGATAGTATAGATACATTATGTCATGTTTCACATGACGATGTGGATAAATCTCACTTTGAAATTATCGAATATCTTAATCTTAAAACTGGTTCAAAATTTAAACCTACAACTAAACCATACGTACAAGCAATTAGATCACGCTTGAAAGAGGGATACACGGTAAACGATTTTAAAACCGTGATTGATAAAAAATGCCGTGAGTGGAAAGGTACAAAACTAGAAAAGTATTTAACACCTAAAACGTTATTCGCACCAAGCCATTTTGATACATATCTCAATTCAAACGAAATGGCAACAATGACGGATACAGAAAAGAAGGTTGCAGAATTAAACGCATTGATTGATGCGGTAGAAAGGGGAACAGATGAAACCGGAAACGTTGAAAGCTACGGGCCAACTATTGATATATGACAAATTCGATAGTGCAAAGGTTAAAATGTACGCCTACATGCTGGAAGATATTAACCCGGTAACATTGGCCGAAGCCATTAAGCAATGCATTAATACGTGCGAATTCGTTCCAGCCGTTGCAACCATTCGCAAGAAAGCGGCGGAAATTTCCGGATATGTTAACGGCAAGGAAGAACGATTGATTGCGCAAGATGCATGGGAAGTAGTACGAAAAAAGGCAAGCCAAGTAGGTTATGAAAAAGGCCTTGATGAGTTGGAAGGTATAACAAGGCTTGCGGCAAAAACTGTATGGCGTTTCTTTGATCCACGCAATAGCCAAAGTTATAACGAAAGTGCAGTAATGAGCCAATTTTGTAAGGCTTATGAGCAGCTGGCAGCACGCGAACAAAAGAACATGGAAATAGCGGAAAGCATCAAAAGTAACGGCCTGTTAATGGAAGCGCGTAAAAGGTCAGAACTTAACATGCCACGAAATACAGAAATTAAGATGCTAGATAACGGCCATTTGGTAGAGGTTGAAAAATACGAAGCCGTAGACCTAAAAAGCATGGTTAAAGATGCCGATATTTCGGAAGAAAGTAAAAAGTTGATTATGGGGGTACTGGAATGAACAAAAAATATAATCTATTCCCAAAATTAATCGAATGTAGGGAATTGTTAGGGTATACACAACCAGACATGGCATCTATTGCCGGTGTATCACCGGAAACATACAAGAAACACGAACGCGGGTTATTTGATTTTAGATTAACGGAAATGCTGGCAATTCAAGAAAATATCAATGATGAATTACAAACAAATTTAACGCTTGATGAATTGTTTAGAATGGAAAAAATCGTTTAAATGCGTTGTATGGAAGTTTTAAACCGTCAATGATAAATCATAAGGGCGAAATAGTAAAAGGGGCAAATTGAGCGAATTTACCCTATAGAATTAGAAAATAGAAAGGGAATTATATTATGAATAGTGTTCAATTAATGGGAAATCTTGCACGTGATCCGGAAGTACGTTATACGCAATCTGGCCGAGCGGTCGCAACTTTCACGCTTGCAGCTAGTAATACGTATATTGATAGCGCTACAAACGAAACAAAAGAACAAACGGCGTTTGTGAATTGCGTTGCATGGGGCAAGCTGGGCGAAGCGGTAGGAAACTACCGAAAAGGAAACCGCCTATTTGTAGAGGGCAGAATTCAAACAAGAAGCTACGAAACGCAAGACGGCCAAAAGAAATATGTTACGGAAGTTATTGCAAGTTTCGTAGGCGTATCCGCTTTAAACGATGCGGCAACAGAAAGCAACTTTGATAATTTTGCAGATGATAAGGGAACCGATGAAAATGTTCCGTTCTAGGGGGTAAAAATGCTAGTAAAAAACGAGAATGAATGGTGCTGGTGCATCGATGAGTATGTAGGGTATCCGCATAAAAGTATTGAAGATGCGATTAAGGAATTTACGGATACTTATCCAGCTGATGAAGTACCAAAAGTTAGAGTTGGGAACCCGTATTATTATGTTCCTACTGTTGATGCGGAACGTGTAATTGAAGATGTTTTCGAAAGTGATCTTGACGATGAAATAGCAGAGTGGTCGGAAGATTATCTTTTAAATGTAAAACAAGAACATATAAACGAATTACAAGATGAATTAACCGATGTATTTCGTAAATGGGAAAACCGCCACGGATACAATAATACTTCTTTTGTGGTGCTTGAAACTATAAACCCTTTTGAAAATAAGGTGTAAAACATGAAAACACTATGTAAAGGTTGTGAGTATAGGGCGATAGGCTGCCATAGTACATGCGCAGCCTACGCAAAATACAGTAGCAATCGAAAACAAGAAATAGAAACCCGTTATATCAAGGGCGATGTGTACGGGTACGTAAAGGATAGTAACAACCGCATCAAGCGGCGTATAGGTAAATGTTAGGAAGGTAAACATGAAATTTATAGATTTTTTCAGCGGTATAGGCGGATTTCATACCGGTTTAGAAAAAGCTGGCATGAAGTGTATAGGCTGGTGCGAATTTGATAAGTTTGCGCAAGCATCATACCGGGCAATGTATGATACGGATAATTTGTGGTTTGGTGATGATGTAACGAAGGTTAAGGGAAAGGAATTACCAAAGGCGGATTTATGGACGTTTGGGTTCCCTTGTCAAGATGTGAGCATTGCCGGTAAACAAAAAGGCATTAAAGAAGGTACTAGAAGTGGGCTATTTTATGAAATTATGAGGTTAATTGATGAGTGCGAAGAAAATAAACCCAAATGGCTTGTGTGTGAAAACGTTAAGAATTTGCTATCTATCGACGGGGGGGGCGGGTTCCTCACCGTTATTAGTGAAATGGCAGAAAGAGGGTACAGTATCGAATGGGGTGTGTACAATTCCAAAAACTACGGAGTACCGCAAAACAGGGAACGCGTGTATATTATCGGATATTCTGGAAAGAAATGTGTCGGAAAGTTATTACCTAACCCAAGAGAAAACACAACAACTCTTAAACAAGTCGTTTGGGGTTCACAAGGAATGAGGGTATACGATCCAGACGGAACAAGTTGCACATTGTCAGCACAAGGCGGCGGAATGGGTGCAAAAACTGGTTTATATAAAATCGATACAAATAAGGTTCAAAGAATTGGAAGTGGTTCGCGTTATGAAACGGATAATACCGTATGGCCTACTGGTTTAGCTGGTACGCTTATGGCTGCAGATTATAAACATGTTCCAAAAATAGCTATTAAAAATGCAACTAAAACAGGATACACAATGGCAGAAATTGGCGACGGCATAGACCTAGCATATCCAAATAGTGAAACAAGAAGAGGGCGCGTTCAACCGCAGCAATCTAACACATTAACAACTAACGATAATCTGGGCGTATTAGTAGATGATCAACCTATCCGAATTAGAAAATTAACGCCTAAAGAATGTTGGCGATTGCAAGGGTTTTCCGATGCACAATATGAAAAAGCGGCGGCGGTAAATAGTAATAGCCAATTATACAAACAAGCTGGCAATGCGGTTACTGTAAACGTTGTAGAAGAAATTGGCCGGCATATTATGAGTGTGGCAAATGAAGGTAGGGGAATTGATAAATGAGCGTAAAGGTAGACATGGGGAACGGTAGAGTTTTTACATGTGAGCAACTAGCCAGCGCATTAACGCTGGTTATTGAAAACATGATTTTGAAACCAAAAGTAACGCAAGATAGATTTTTAGTTAGGCTTGAATACAAATATCATAAGGACGGCAAAACGAAACGATTGCGGCAAGTGCTTTCAAAAATGGTAATGAAAGTATTTAACGGAACGGTTGAAGCGTACATTTACAATGTGCGGCAATATATAAAGGCAATTATTGTAAAAGGGGAATTATACGATGAAGAATGAGCAAAAATGGTTATTACAAGAAATGTATAACGAAGGTTATCGAGATATTAAGATTGAAGGCGTTTACGCATTTTTCGTAAATCCTACATTTATTGAAAACGGCGGCAATTTCAAGATACGCGATCATACCCCAAGAATTCCATGCAAGGTGCTGGGATTAAATCCTAATACCCGTAAATATTCTATTGCATCCTTGCTGGGTATTGTGGAATGGGAAAAGGTTCCAGTTGATACACCGATTTATATAGAAACACCGTACGGGCAATTAAGGCGATATTTTGCCGATTATAAAAAAGAAATGGTTTTCTTTTTTAGCGACGGAAAAACAAGTTGGAGCGCTGGGCCGCTGGGAATAATTGATAATGTTAAACCGTGTAGAGTGAGGTTGGCAGAAAATGGGCGTGATTGATATTACATTAAAGGGGCGCCCAGCAACTAAAAAGAATAGCGGCCGAATTATATCCAGAAACGGAAAGCCTATTATAATACCGTCGGAAGCCTACAAGAATTATGAAGATGCTTGTATGTGGCAGTTAGCTGGGAAGAAATTGCATATATCTTGCATCATCGTTGTTGAATGTAAATATTACTTGCCGAATAAAAGAAGTTGGCCGGACTTAATCGGCTTGCTACAGGCGACTAGCGATATTTTAACCAAAGCCGGCGTGATTGATGATGATAAATGGATATGTTCATATGGTAATAGCTGCATAGCCGGTATTGATAAAGATAACCCAAGGGTAGAAATACGTATCATGGATAGAAAAAATAAAGTATTGGAAGAGTTATTGAAATGAGGGCAATAAATGGAACTACTAAACAGGATTAAACGCATATTTGGATATAAACGATATAATGCGGACGTTATCAAGGTTAAGCGTTGCATACCGGGTGTATTATTGCCGAAAGTTGGTAGTGAAGATGCTGCCGGAATGGACTTTTACCAGCCGGAAAGCGTAGTTATAGAACCGCATCAAACGCAATATGTAACGCTGGGTTTAGCGGTAGAAATTCCAAAGGGGTATATGTTGATGCTGGCGCCACGATCTAGCATGAGCAAAACGCCGTTAATTATTCCGAATTCATTCGGGGTGATTGATGCGGACTATAGGGGCGAAATTAAAGCAATACTACACAATGCTAGCGATACGCCGTATTTAATTCAAAAAGGCGATAGACTGGTACAGGGTATTATGTTACCAGTTGGGGCATTAAAGTTGTTAGAGGTTGCGCAATTAACCGAAACGGCGCGCGGTGCTGGTGGTATTGGAAGCACAGGGAAATAGCCATGATTAAATTATTGTTTAATGCTGCATTGTTATTTTCGTTAGTGATAGCATTAATTAAATTAGTATCAATATTTACGATGTAGTTGATAAGGGGCAATATAAACGCCCCTTTGATACAAATAGGCGAAAGGGGAAATGTGTAATGCCTATTATTAACCCGATGTATTTGTATTTGATTGATGTATTACACAATATCGATGTGTTTAATCAAGGCGTATTCTTTTTATTAACGCTGGCATTGGCTGCAATGGCGTTTGTTTTGGGTGGAGCAAATGAAGTACCAGAAGAAGGAAAGGCGGACGTCAAAAGGTGGATAAAAATTATTGGGGTTGCGTGGTTGGTATCGTTTTCTATTTCTATATTTGTACCAACAAAAGATATGATGTATAAAATGCTAATTGCCAGCTATGTAACAACCGATAATATCCAAATCGTAAATGATGCCATTAAAACCAATTTACAAGACTATTTGAACATGTTAGGGGAAACAGTTAAGAACATGCGATAATGAACCATACGGGGGATATATGACGGATAAAGACTACAGGGAATTAGCAAAAGAATATTTAGAACCGATTAAATTAATCACAATGAAGATTAACTCATTGAAAGAAGATCTAAAGCATTTACAATCAGATATTACAACAATAGGCGCCGTTGATTATTCCAAAGAACGCCTAACAGGCGGCGGAACACCGGGCGGACTGGAACAACAGATTATCAGATTAGAAAGCAAGCGCGATGCCGTACACAAAGAAATAGGTGCATTGATTGATGAGCGGGAAACCGCAGCGGATATCATCAACACATGCACCACAGGGAAAGCGAATATTTTATTATTACGCGAATACATCGACGGAAAAAGTGCGAAGCATGCACGGTATTTTACAGATTTAGAAAAGTCGCAAGCGGCAGAATTAAAGACGGCTGGACTTGTACAAGTTGGCTATTATTTGCACCATACATATTATGCGTGCATGTATACGGCAAAATCGGTATAGGTCGGACTTAACCGGACTATATCGGAAACAGGCGGAAACGCCATATATAGTATAATTATATTGTCATATGATGCTTAAAAGCCATTGACGTTAATTCTCCTATTAGATGATGCAACACATGGGGAACAATGGGCCGTTCCCCTTGCGTGTTGTATACAGTACCGGCGCAAAATTCCTTTCAACGAACACATGCCATACAATCCTATTAAAAATAAGTACTTCCTAATTTCATAACTACTTGTACGATTTCATAGATTGCCGGTATTGTATAGAACATACAAACAAATTGAATAAAATTATAAAAATATGAGGTATATCCACGGCGATATATCTCATTTTTTGTATAAAAGCAACATTTAATTATTGAAAACTGAACATAATGCACATGTTTTTATTTTAAGAGATATCACCTTCATAGTTTCCAATGATCTTTTAGTGCGGAGTGTTCGGTTTTGAGTAATTAAAAAAGCCGCCCTATCACAGGCGGCCCTTGTTATTTGTTATTCGTAATAGTGGCAAGCAATAATTTCGTTTGTGTTATTGTCGATTAATTGCCATTCAAAACCGAAATTCATTGTACTAATGAAATTGGAAGCATCTGTTTTGTTTTCGAAATTCCATGTTTTGTTAGTGTTTACGTCTTTAAGTGTTAGCATTTTAAATTCTCCTTTTTGAATAATTGCGTTTTCTGATGTATCTTATGGCTTTATTATACTTGCGTTTTCGCAAGTAGTCAATAGGGAAATTAAAAATTTTTCAAAAAAGTTTTGTGAAGGTGGTGAAAAGCTAGTGAATATCATATGTACAAAGTCAAAATGTCTTAACAATAAGAAAGGCCAATGCACAGCCAAAGAGGTATATTATGACGGCTTATGTCAAACATATTGCACTAGCCAACACGCCAGCAAGCAACACGCGGGAATATGCCAACGATCACATGGCAGAATGAAAAGCAAAGATAACAACATACTACGATAGGGGGTGAAACAATGGCGAAAACAACATATACGGATTGGGAAACAGATGAAAAGATTTTGCTTTTACAAGGTTGGGCGCGTAATGGTTTAACAAATGAACAGATTGCAAGCAATATGGACGTTGCAGTTTCTACCTTATGGGAATGGCGTAAGAAATCACCGAAAATTTCAAACGCCTTAAAAATAGGAAAAGACGAAGCAGACATACAAGTAGAAAATGCACTTTACAAAGCAGCGCTTAAAGGAAATACAACGGCCATGATTTTCTGGCTTAAAAATCGACGTTCTAAAGAATGGCGCGATAAGATACAACAGGAAATCACAACAGAAAGCGCCGTTAAGTTGGTTATTGATAACAACGAATTGAGTGATACAGATGAGTAAAACAAATCTGTTTCGCGATGTAATACGGCCAACGGCTAAGCAGAAAGAATTCTTGCGAGCAGTAAAGAGTAATATATATACGCTATATGGCGGCGCTGCTGGTGGTGGTAAATCGTATATACTCCGCTGGGGTTTAGTATGGCTTTTAATTGATTGGTTTATTCAAACAGGAATTAAAGGCATACGCGTTGGGTTGTTCTGTGAAGATTACCCAAGTTTAGATGATCGTCAAATATCCAAAATCAAAATGGAATTCCCCGAATGGCTAGGAAGCTATAAAGAAAGTAACCATGAATTCACATTAAACGATGAATTAGGCGGCGGCGTTATCTGTTTTCGTAACTTAGACAAGCCAAGTAAATATTTATCTAGTGAATTCGCTGCTATAGCTATTGATGAATTAACCTTGAATAGTCGCGACGTATTCGATTTCTTGCGTATGCGACTCCGTTGGACTGGTATCGCGGATACAAAGTTAATAGCTGCAACTAACCCGGGCGGTAAGGGCCATATGTGGGTTAAAGACCTATTCATTGATAGAAACTTTACAAAAGAAATGCAGCCGTTCGCCGATAAGATTGCATATATCCAAGCAAGGGCAAGCGATAATCCGCATCTATCACAGTCTTATATAGATGCACTTAACACGTTACCGGAAAAGCTACGCAAGGCATACCTAGACGGCGACTGGAACATATTCGAAGGTCAAGTGTTTACAGAATTCCGCACCGATAAGCATGTAATAGCACCGTTTGAAATTCCGCATCATTGGCAACGATATCGCTCAATGGACTGGGGCTATACGAAACCATATGCAGTATATTCCTATGCGGTTGATTATGACGACGTTTTATATATTACTGGTGAATATTACGGCTGCAAGCCGGGCATGCCGGATACTGGTACACAGGAAACGGCGCGGGAAGTTGCACAAAAGATAGAACATTTAAAAGACTATCAAGGCGTTGCAGACCCCGCTATATGGCAGCGAACAGGCCACGACGGGCCAACGATTGCGGAAATATTCGCAACTGAGGGCGTGTACTGGGTGCGTGCTGATAATGATAGATTGGCCGGACTTATGCAAGTACATCAACGATTAAAAGAAGGTAAGTTGAAGATATTTAGTAATTGCGTACATTTAATACGCACATTGCCAGCTTTAACATACGATAAAATCAAGGTCGAAGATGTAGATACGAAACAAGAAGATCATGCGTATGATGCGGTGCGTTATATGTGTATGGCACGGCCGGTTAAATCAGTTAAGCCAGATAAGCCATTTAATGACGGTTATAAATATGTTGATGATAGCGAAGGAGATGTAAGCGCATGGGGCGTATGAGTGAAAGGGCGTTGCGTGATTACGCCTTTAAGGTTCTTAAATCGGAATACGGCGAACGTGAAGAGAAGGGCGTTATTATTCCGGCAAAATATACAGATGCAGAGTTGGCGGAATTCGCAAAAGCGATGCCACAATGGCAACTAGAACAAATGTATGACATGATTTATGGTTCTGAAATGGTGGAGTAATGGATATAGAACAAACAACCTTTGATATATACGAAGCAAAACAAAACGTAAAAAGTGCATTGGCCGCCACGTCAGAATGGCGCAAGGCTGCTGCTGAAGATTTTGCATTTATGCAAGGCAAGCAATGGCAAGACGGCGATTTAAAGAAAATGCGCGAAGCTGGACGGCCAGCAATCACGATTAATAGAATTAGACCGGTTATTAATCTGTTATGCGGTTATGCATCACAGAACGAAACAGAACCGGACTTTTTACCACGTTCCGAAGAAGATGATAGAATTAGCCGTGTTGCTAAAGGTATCACAAAATACTGTTTAGACCGTGCGAACTATCAACGCAATAAGGGCAAATGTTTCCGCGATAAAATTATTTGCGGTTTAGCCAATTACTGGGTATCTTATGAATTTGACTATACGAAGTTAGACGGCACTATTCAAATTGAACGTGTTTCGCCGTTTGATGCTTTCATAGATCCGGAATGTAAAAAAGACGATTTAAGCGATGCGCAATATGTTGGGCGTTATAGCTGGGAAAGCTCCGCTAAACTAAAACAAGTGTATCCGGATAAAATCAATGAAATTGATGCACTTAAACATAAATACGATGATACCGAACAGGAAGCCGGCATAGTTGAAACAGTAGACGGTGAGGCGTTATGGTACAACAACAATTACAATAAAATCCGTGTAGTGCAGTACTGGTATAAAGAATATGGTAAACGAAGCGTATACATGACAAAAGAGGGGTTAATTGATGAAGCTAACCCGTTGTTTGTTGTATTAATGGCTACAGGCAAGAAACCTACAAGTATTCCAGATACTAAAATCAGATATGCGACGTTCGCCGATGATGTACTACTTGAAGAAGGCGAAAGCCCATACAAGCACGGAAAATTCCCGTTAGTGCGTGAATATTGTTACTATACCGGCGAATTGGTAGATGATGAACTAGAACCGGCTGGCGTAGTGCGTGATATCAAAGATGCACAAAGGGAATTAAATAAAAACCGAAGCCAACGCATGCACGTAGTAAATCAGCAGTCTTTAGGCGTGAAATTCTGGCAAGGTCAATTCACGGAACAACTTAAACAAACAATCAAGAAGGATAGCACAAAACCGGGTGCAAATATATTCCTACCGCCGGGCGTAACATTCACAGACGGAACTCCGGCAATGGATAGCGGTATTAATATCAGCCTTGAACAACAATCAAGCAATGATTTTTATTCTATCAGCGGTATCACTCCGGAAAGCCTAAGCGGTAGCGTTGGCAGCATGAGCGGCAAAGCTATTGATTTAAGACAATCAGTAACCACCGTTCAAACGGCTGGTATCTTTGAACAGTCGAAGGAAGCCGAACGCCAAATTGTTAAATTGTTATGGGGTGAGAAAAACGCACCGGGTTTAATTCCACAATTCTACAATGAAGCAAAAGCAATGCGCATTATGGGCGACGACGGGCAAAAGGAATTTGTACAGATTGCACCGGGTTTAAATCAACCTATGCAAGAACAGATATTAACCGATGCATTAGGGCAGCCGCAGCGTGATGCGGAAGGCAATCCAATTAAACAAGTAATATATGATCTATCAGCCTTTGATTTTGATATCGTAATCACTACAAGCCAAGCAAGCGCAACGGCAAGACGTGCTAACCTTTACCAATTATTGGAAGCTAAGAAGTCCGGGGTTGATATTCCTATGGATATTATCCTTGATTTCATGGATTTCCCAGAAAAAGAAACGGTTAAGAAACGCATGCAAGAAGCAGCGGAAAAGCCAGCACTACCGGAATTGCGTGTTAGTGGTTCACTTGATGATATGCCAGCGGAAGCATTGAGCATGTACTTGCAAACGCTAGGCGTACAGATTTCACCACAACAAATTATGGCGGAACGGTTAGCCTTGAAAGGTAAACAACCAAACATTCAAAATACACCGCCAATTTCACCGCCTATGAACGATTTAGGCACTATGTAATATAAACTATCAACACAATAATAAACGCTCCGTAATGGGGCGTTTTTATACATTTCGCCCTAAGTAACGGCGTTAAAAGGCTTGCTTATACATTATCGCCCGGCAACGGCGTTAAACTGCCATATTTCTTTATTCGTCCGGCAATGACGTTAAAAGGCTAAGGAGTATTAGATATGGAAAAAGATTTAGTTAATATCGAAGATGCTGGTTTCACTCCGGAAGATTTAGAAAACGCGGGCGTGAACGTTGATGAACATACCGAAGAAACGGATACACCAGAAGCGGCAACAGATGAACCCTCTACAGATGATGCAGCCGAAAGTGATGCGAATGATGCGGAAGTAGATGCAGCGGCGCCGAACACTAACACCGAAGAACCGGAACATGAAGAAAACCATACAAACGATAACAATCTAAAAGCGGCACTTGCACAGGAACGCGCAAGACGTAAGGCGGCCGAGGAACGCGCAAGACAATTCGAAGCGCAACAAAGACCGATTACATTGCCAGATAGTGAAGTATCTGATATCCGCGACTTTGTACGCCGTGAAGCATTAAAACGCTTTAATATTACGGCGGAAGATTTAGAAAGTCTTATGTTTGAAGATGTACAGAAGTATAACGATTTCATTCGTTTTGAAGCCAATGCAGAATACACAATTACTAATCAGCAAATGGCGGTACATCAACAAAGACAAACTAACTTAAATTTCGTAAATGAAATTAAATCATTGCCGAACTTTGGGGAATTATATCAACGTGGTTTAGAAAAGCTAAACGGAATGACGATGCGCGATGCACAACCGATTAACGATGCTTTTTATCGTGTTGATATCGGCGAAGGTACAGAAGCCGATTTTGAAACTATCAGAAAGTTTGTTACAGAATTGCAAAATGAACGGGCGACAAGTACAGAAGTACCGAACAACCCTTTACAAGTTGCGGCAACGTTGCCAAAAGCTGGCGCGTTAAACGGTGGCGTTCCTACACCTAACAAGGTAAGCGAAGAAGAAATTTTGAAAGCGTATCAAACGGGCAACCTTGATGCATTGCCGGACGATGTACGCAAATATTTTGACGAATTATAAGAGGTAAAATATGGCAGACCAAAGAAACCAAGTTAATATCCCAGCGAATTTAGTACCTAAAGTATGGGCTAAAAAAGTATGGCATGAAGGCGTAAAAGATAGTTATTTTGATAAATTTACTGCAATGGACGGTTCCAATGTAGTACACCAAAACAAAGACTTAACAAACGTAAAAGGCGATAGCGTTGTATTCGGTTTGATGATGAATTTAACAGGATTCGGCGTTGAAGGTAATAGACAAAAATTATCCGGCGCAGAAGATACTTTGAACATTTACGACTTTACTGTACAAACTCAACTTGTACGTAATGCGGTTTCCCGTTTTGAAGCGGACGACCAAAAAAGCCAATACGATATGTTAAAAGAAATTAAAGTTGTTTTGAAACAATGGTTATCTGATTGGTTAGATAA